AGCTTATGGTTTTGACCTACCAAAAGGAACTTGGATGGTATCAATGAAAGTATTAAATGATGATGTATGGAAAGCAGTAAAAGAAGGAGAAGTAAAAGGATTTTCTATAGAGGGATATTTTGCTGACGGACTTGAAAGACCAAAAGAAAGCGTAGAAGAAAATGCTTGCTCTGAATGTTTAAGTGAACTTAATGCAGAGTTTGATCTTGCAGAAGTATTAGCAAGCTTAACTGAAGAAGTAGAGCTTGAATCTTATGGAGGTTATCCACAGTCTGCAAAGAACAATGCTAAAAGAGGTATTGCTTTAAACGAAAAAGTAAACAATAAATGTGCAACTCAAGTTGGTAAGGTTAGAGCAAGACAGCTTGAGAAAGGAGAGAAATTTACTCTACCTACATTAAAAAGAATATATTCTTATTTATCAAGAGCAGCTGCTTATTATGATCCAGGTAACAATGAAGCTTGTGGTACTATTTCATATTTATTATGGGGTGGTAAATCAATGCTTAACTGGACAACATCTAAACTAAAAGGACTTGATGCTATAGAAGCATCTTCAACAATTATAGATGGAAGAGCTGCCTATTCAACACAGGAAGAAGCAGAAAAAGCTGCTGAAGATATAGGTTGTTCAGGGTATCATACACACGAGTACGAAGGAGATGTGTGGTATATGCCTTGTGAGGAACACAATCTAAAAGCTCCTTGTCAAGATGGATATGAGCAAATAGGAATGAAAGATAAAGATGGTAGAAAGGTTCCTAATTGTGTTCCAATAAAAAGATGAAAAGAAGAAAAAATGCAACATTAAGTTATTCTTCTCCAAGAAGTTCATCAAGAGCTTGTTTGTGTCCTGATGGTAGAACATATTCAATAAAATGCTGTGATGGAACATTAGAAGCACAAGGAATAGGAAGCATACATAGGACAACTAATTATTTATTACAAGAAAATATAGATTTCATATTACAAGAAGACAACAGTAAAATAAAATTATAATGGCAGATAAAAAAATATCCGAATTAAGTTTAGTAGCAGCATCAGATTTAGATGGTTCTGAAGTAATAGCTATTGTACATTCATCAGAAACTAAAAAAACTACAATATCTAATTTAGAGAATCTAATAGTTACACATTTAGTGTCAACTGATATTACGGTTATATCTGGAGGTGGTGATATAGACTTAAATGATTCTACTTATGATAATGCAGAGATGATTAAGTTAAGCTGGTCAGGTGGAAGTGATACAGTAGAGATAACTTTACCAGATGCAACAGCAACTAAAAACTTAAATAGACAAATAAGACTAATAACAGACAGTTCATATACAACAAATACACACGCTGATTTAACACCAAGAAGTGGACAGACATTAGATGGTGAATCTACACATTATAGAATTAATAAATCGTATGAAGGTATAACGGTATGGTGTGATGGTACTGAATGGTTTATAATCCAAGCTAAAGCATCTTAAAAATACAACAAAGTATTTAAAATCAGTAATAACTATAAATAAGAATCTTATGAAAGCAAGTGAAATTGTAACTAAAATCAAAGATGTTCTTTTATCAACTAATACAGAGGAAGAAGTAACTACTCCTGAAGTTGAATTAAAAGAAGAAGCTCCTAAAGCTGAAAAGAAAGAAGCTAAGAAGGAGATTAAAAAAGAAGCTGCTACTGCTGAAGTGAAAGAAGTATCTTACTCTGCAGAAGAATCAGCTGACGAACTACAAGAGGAAAACTACGAGGAGAATCCAGTAGAAGAAGCTCCTGCTGTAGAGTACGCTACTAAAGACGAAGTTTCAGAACTTAAGTCTATGGTAGAGAAATTAAGAGGTATGATTGAAGCTAAAGAAGAAGCTAAAGAAGAAGTTCCACAAGAACTATCTGCTGATGAGCCTGCTGAAGCAATTAATCATTCACCAGAAAACGAAGTAAGTGGAAAGATTGGTGTTAGGTTTTCTCCAAACGCAAATAAAAACACAACTTACAATAGAGTATTAAACGCAATAACTAATAATTAAATTAATTTAAAATGGCAACAACAACTTCAATAACTACTACTTACGCTGGTGAATTTGCTGGGAAATATATTTCTGCAGCTTTATTATCAGGTAAAACTTTAGCAGAGGGTAATATTACAGTAGTACCTAATGTTAAATACAAACAAGTAATGAAAAAAGTGGCAACAGATGACATCGTTAAAAACGCAACTTGTGATTTTGATGACACATCAACACTTACTCTTACTGAAAGAATCTTAACTCCAGAAGAGTTCCAAGTGAACTTAGAGTTATGTAAAAAGGATTTTAGAAGTGACTGGGAAGCTGCACAAATGGGATATTCTGCATTTGACAACTTACCATCTTCTTTCTCTGACTTTTTAATTGCACACGTTGCAGATAAAGTAGCTCAAAGAATGGAAACTAACATCTGGACAGGTACTAACGCAACTGCTGGTCAGTTTGATGGATTCATCACTACTTTAGGTGCTGATGGTGACGTTAATGACGTAACAGGTACTGCTTCAACTGCAGCTAACATTATTACAGAGCTTGGTAAAATTGCTGACGCAATTCCATCTACAGTATATGGTTCAGAAGATATGACTATCTACTTACCTTCTAATATGTATAGAAACTACGTTAGAGCATTAGGTGGATTTGGTGCATCAGGATTAGGAGCAGCAGGTACTGACAACAAAGGTACACAGTGGTATAACGGTGGTGCTGGTCTTCAGTTTGATGGTATTCAAATTGCATTAGCAACAGGATTATCTGATAACGATGCTGTAGCAGCACAAAAATCAAACTTATTCTTCGGTACAGGTTTAATGTCTGACCAAAACGAAGTAAAAGTAATTGATATGGCTGATCTTGATGGTTCTCAAAATGTGAGAGTTGTTATGAGATTTACTGCTGGTATTCAGCACGGAATTGGAGATGAAGTAGTATTATACGCTACATCATAATAAATAACTGTTTAACTTAAGAAAGGGTAGGTAAGCCTTGAGCCTACCGCCCTTTTTTTATATAAAAAATAAAAATTATGGCTTGTGATTTAACTTTAGGAAGGAAAGAACCTTGTAAAGATGTCGTTGGTGGAATAAAAAATGTTTATTTTACTGATTTTGGAGACTTTGGAACTGTAACATTAACAGATGATGAAATTACTAATATGAGTGGTACTTTTACAGCATTTAAATATGAAGTAAAAGGTAATTCATCATTAGAACAAACAGTAAACTCTTCAAGAGAAAATGGAACTACTTTCTATGAGCAAACATTAAATTTAACTCTACACAAATTATCTAAAGAAGATAATAAAGAATTAAAGTTATTAGCTTATGGAAGACCTCACGTTGCTGTTGAAGATTACAACGGAAACGTAATGGTTGTAGGACTTGAACACGGTGCAGATGTATCAGGAGGTACAATTGTAACTGGTGCTGCAATGGGAGACTTAAGTGGATATACATTAACGTTAACTGGTATGGAAACAACTCCAGCTAACTTTGTGTCTTCACCTACAGCAGCTGACCCATACGATGGTATGTCAAGTGCAACAGTAACTGTAACAGCAGGTACTAACTCTTAAACATAGAGGATTTTCTTAAACACAGAAAGGGGACTTTAATAGTCCTCTTTTTTTTTGAACAATATTAAGCTTTATAAGTTATATAGGTATGATAAGATTATCACCAACAACTTCATCTCAAACAATTAGCATAATTCCAAGAGCTTACACTGTTGCAAGTGACTTATCTATGGTTATTATAGAAGACGGTACAAGAAAAACTCAAACTATAACAGATATTACCTCAAGTCTTTCATCAGATGGTAATTACTTGCAGATGTCTGTGGCTTTTAGTATTTTAACAGCTGAAAACAGCTATTCTTTTGAGTTAAAACAAGGAAGTACATTACTCTATAGAGGTAAAGGTTATTGTACTTCTCAAACAGATAATACAACAGATCATACATTAAATAGTAATAAGTATGAACAATATACAGGGACAGATACAGATAGCCAAAAATATATCGTAATATGAGCAAAGTAAAAGTAATAAACCTATCAGGGTACGAAGTGCCAAGCATAAAAGAATCAACCAGATATGATTGGGTTGAATATGGTGACAATAATAACTATTTTGGAGACATTATAGATAGATATACTGGGAGTCCAACAAACTCAAGATGTATTAATGGTATTACAGATTTAATTTATGGTAGAGGATTAGACGCAACAGATTCAGAAGATAATTCTGTTCAGTTTGGTCAAATGCAACAAATACTAAAAGATGTAGATGTAAGAAGAATTACAGGAGACTTAAAACTTTTAGGTCAAGCATCTATACAAGTTGTATATAATAAAAGGAAAACAAAGATAATGCAGTTAAAGCATTTTCCTACTGAAACATTAAGAGCAGAGAAAGCAAAAGACGGTAAAATAAAAGCATATTACTATCATCCTAAATGGAGTGAAATAAAGCCTTCTGATAAGCCTAAAAGAATACCAGCATTTAAGTTTGGTAAAAAAAGTGAAAACGTAGAGATATACTGTATAAAGCCTTATAGAGCAGGTTTCTATTATTATTCTCCAGTTGATTATCAAGGATGTTTACAGTATTGTAATTTAGAGGAAGAAGTATCTAATTATCATATTAATAATATACAGAATGGATTGCAGCCTTCTTTACTATTAAACTTTAACAATGGTATTCCAGGTGATGAAGCACAAGAGATCATAGAAAGAAAGATATATGAAAAGTTTAGCGGAAGTAGTAATGCAGGTAGATTTATATTAGCATTTAATGATAATGCAGAAAACCAATCAACTGTTGAACCTATTCATCTACCAGATGCTCACGCACAATATGACTTTTTAGCTAAAGAATCAAGAGAGAAGATAATGATTGGTCACGGTGTTGTATCTCCAATATTACTTGGTATTAAAGATAATACTGGTTTTGGTAATAATGCAGAAGAATTAAGAACTGCAAGTGTTTTAATGGATAACATTGTAATTCGCCCATTCCAGACCCAACTAATCAACTCATTTAATGAGCTGTTATCGTTTAATGGTATAAACCTTAATCTTTACTTTGTTACTCTACAACCAATTGAGTTTACAGAACTTGATAATATTGAAACAAAGATTAAAAGAGAAGAAGAGACTGGTGAAAAGTTGTCAAGTCAAGAAAAAGAAGACTTTACAGATGAAGAAGGTGATGACATCTTATCACAATTAGAGTCTTTAGGGGAAAAGATTGATGACAGTGACTGGGAACTTGTTCATACAGAAAAAGTAGAAGACACAGAAGCAGAATTTGACTTTACTAAACTTGCAGAAGTATCAAAAGATGATGCTAAACCTAATAAGAAGTCTTCACAAGACAATTCAACATATAAGGTTCGCTACTCTTATGGTCCTGTAAGAAATTCTGCTAACAGCAGACGTTTTTGTCAAAGAATGGAACTGTTAACAGGTCAAAATTTAGTATTTAGAAAAGAAGATATAAATATGATGTCTTTTAGAGGTATAAATAAAGAATTAGGTCATAAAGGACAGAATTATTCATTATTTAAGTTTAAAGGAGGTGTAAATTGTCATCACTATTGGGAAATGAAGGTGTATAAGAGAAGAGTTAATGATAATAACCTTGTTAGTGAGTCAGAAGCAATAAAAGATGGCTTAAAAGAGCCTAAAAACCCTTCAGAGGTATCAGTTGCACCTAAAAATATGCCTAATAACGGACATCATCCAAATTATAAGAAATGAAAGCATTATTTATAACATTAGAAGAATTAAAAAGAAAGTCTATAATAGATGGAAATGTAGATACTGATAAACTAATACAGTTTGTTGAAGTAGCACAAGATACTTATATACAAACGCAATTAGGTACAGCTTTATATAATAAATTACAATCAGATGTAGTTAACAGTTCTTTATCTGGAGATTATTCAACTCTTGTAAATACATATTTAAAGCCAATGCTTATTTGGTTTAGCCAATCAGAATATATGAAATATGCAGCTTTTCAAATTAGCAATGGAGGTGTATTTAAACATAGATCAGAAAACAGTGATTCAGCATCATTAGAAGAAATAAACAACCTGGTACATCAAGCTAAATCTACTGCAGACTTCTATACACAAAGGTTTATTGACTATATGGATTCAAATAGTGAATTGTATCCAGAATATATAGGCTCACAAGATGGAGGTATGTATCCAGAAAGAGATCAAAATATGACAGGATGGGTACTATAAAAAAGAAGAAAACATATAAGCCTAAGAAAGAGAACGAAATTAAATTAAAGAGTTATATAGAAAAGATAAAAAATGTCATTCGGATCAATATATGATGAAAGTTGGTGGGGAAATGATAGTGAATCTAATAATTGGGGAATAATTTATCCAGTATAAGAAAATGGGATTTGGTTCAGTATATAGTGTAAGTTGGTTTGGGAACGTTAATGAAGCGAATGGATGGGGTATAGTATATCCTTTTGATGCAGATGGTTCTTATTTAACAGTAGATACGACATTATTTAGTGCAGATAGCACAACTTTAACAGCAGACGCAACAGTATATTAAAATAAAATAAAATGGCAAAACAAACAATAAATATAGGTAGCTCACCAAATGATGGAACAGGAGATCCGTTAAGAGATGCTATGGATAAGACAAATGATAACTTTACAGAGTTATATAATGGTGCTGGTGGTGTTGCTGATGGAGCAGTTACTACAGCAAAATTAGCAGCAGATGCTGTAGATTCAGATAAAATAGCTGATGGAGCTATTGATTCAGTTCACATAGCAGATGACCAAATTACTTATGCTAAATTAGCAGATGAGTTTACAGAGATAGAAGCGTTATCAGGCACTACTGTTAATTGGGATGATGCAACAGTTTTTACTAAAACATTAAGTGCAAATACAACATTGACATTTAGTAATGCAAAGACAGGAATGGTAATAGACCTTGTAATAACAGGAGACTATACGTTAACATTACCTGCAAGTGTAAAAGAAATAACAGGCACTTATGATGGAACAGTATCAAATTTAATTCAAATAGTAAGTACTAACGGCAACACTGAACAGTGGGCAACAATTAGTCAAGAAGCAACAAGTTAATTATGAAAGCAGTAAACAACAACGGAATTATCACAACGTACCCAGATGTACCAAACAAATTTAGGTCTTCAACAGGTTATCACCTAAACGCAAGAAGTATGACAGCAGACGAACTTCGCAGTGCTGGATTATTTGATGTAATAATAGATGAGAATTATGACTCAAGAATACACACACTTGGAGAAATATATTTTGATTCAGCTTCATCAGTATTTAGAAAAGATACTGAAGATATAACTTGGAGTGAATCATTATCAGAATTAAAAGAACAAGCAATCAATAACTTTAAAGCACAAATAGGAAACAAACTTGCAAAGACTGACTGGTATATAA